GGCGTGTGGTATCCATCAGAGGACGAAGGAGCTAATCTCATTCTACTCGATGCCATCAAAGGCAGGTACGAGTTTCCAGAACTTAGACGTCTAGCTTTACAGCAATATAAATACTGGCAGCCAGAAACAGTGGTTATAGAAGCCAAAGCATCAGGATTACCACTAACTTACGAGCTTCGTAAGATGGATATACCGGTCATGAACTTTACACCTAGCAAAGGAAATGATAAACATACGAGAGTCAATTCGGTTGCACCTTTGTTTGAGTCTGGTATGATATGGGCACCAGAGCAAAAATTCGCTGAAGAAGTGATAGAAGAATGCGCTGCGTTTCCTAACGGAGATCATGACGACTTAGTCGATTCGATGACTCAAGCTGTGATGCGATTCAGGCAAGGTGGTTTAATAAAACACCCTGAAGATTACATAGACGAGAAACAACCGAAACCTAATAGGGTATACTATTAATGAAAAAATTTTTTGAAGCTTTCGTATATTTCGTGGAAAACGGATTAGACCCTAAAATAGCAAAAGAGTTTGCTGAGAAAGTAACAGGCATCAAAGCACCTAAAGGTGATATTAAAATACCCGAAACAAAAAGCCCAGATGAATTTAGAATGCCTGAAGCAAAAGAAGACGTTATCGAAGCTAGTGATAACGTATCCCCTAGTTATGCAAAAGGAGATACAAAATACAATGCAGATGTTTTAGCTGAAGAGCTGGCAATTAAGAGAGGTTTTATTGAAGAAGGTCAAGACGCCTCTGATATGAGTCAGGTAGAATATTCTAAACTATACACCGAGGCCTACCAATTTTTAAGTAATTTAAATAGATTAAACAAACCTATAAAAAGAGTTGAGGAACCAAAGGGATTAATTACCAGAAAAGAACGTGGTGATCTGCTTTTTATAAATACTAAAATATCCAATCCGATGAAAAACAAAATGGTGTTGCAGGGGTTAGATGGCACAACTGAAAGCGTATACTCACAGTTTAGAATAGAATTAGAAGCCTATAAGAATGGATTAGAAAAAGATTTAAAGTTTTTAAAAAATAACAATAAAGGTTTAAGTGGAAAAGATTTAGACAACGTTAGATACAATATGAAAATAATTGATAGCCTTGA